GATGATGAAGAAATAGACAAATATTCTGAAGACTCTTATCAAGCGTACAAAGACTTGATGGATTTGGGCATGAATATAGAACCAAGATTTGCAGGTAGAATAATGGAAGTGGCATCATCAATGATGGGCAATGCCATCAATGCAAAGAATATCAAGGTTGATAAAAAGTTAAAAATGATTGAATTACAGTTAAAAAAGTTAAAATTAGACCAAAACAAGCCAGAAGATGAAGCAGTAAGCGGTACAGGCACTGTGGTAGCAGATCGTAATGAACTCATAAAACAAATACTCGCGGCGAGCAAAGACGATAAATAAAATGATGAAAACTTACAAACAATTTCTTGCAGAATCATCTAAGACATATGCACACAGAATTAAGATTGCTGGTGAATTACCAGAAAACTTCGAATCAAGATTAAAAGATTTTATGACCAAATACGAGACTGTTGAGTTTAAAAAAGTAGCATCAACTCCTGTACAAGAACACCCACATGAGTTTCCAAGAATTGTTAACAAAGAAGTTACAATGTATGACATCGAAACATCGTACCCTATTGGATTTAAAGTGTTAGAAGATGTACTTAAAGAAGAGTTTGGAATTGCACAAGACCACTTAAAAGTTAAACATCCTGCAGATCCAACTGAAATACCTTTGCTACCAGATGGCCAAGGCGAATATGTTTCAAGATTACAAGACAATGAATTCAAAGAAGCACCTGATGCAGAAGGAACATTATTTGGTGATGAATACAACATGAGTATGTTCAAAGAATTAATGAAGGATCGCTCAAGTCCAGTAATAGGAGCATTTGGCAACGAAGATGTTGACAAAGAACGCAATGGCGAAATTGTTAGTCATCCTATCGATAATCAAAAATCACCTATACCTGGTGATGCCAGTAAAGACAAAGACTTTCCGATTATGCACACCAATAGCAACTACAGTGCTGGTTCAAAGCCTGCTGGTTCAAAGCCTACCAACTAAAAATATTATACCTTAAATAACAGCATGGCACAGAGTCTACAAGGTAATCTCACCAAAAAGGCACATTCTAAAGTTAAGTTTACAGGAGATCAAATTCTTGAACTTAATAAATGTATGGATCCCAAAACAGGGCCAATATATTTTATGAAAAAATATTGCATGATACAACATCCTACCAAAGGATCTATGCCATTTGAAATGTTTGACTATCAAACCCGATTGGTGTCTACATACCATAACAATAGATTTTCTATCGCAATGTTGCCAAGGCAAACAGGCAAAACAACATGTGCGGCCGCTTACCTTGTTTGGTATGCAATGTTTGTACCAGACTCACAAATACTGATTGCGGCACACAAGTTTACAGGTGCTCAAGATATAATGAATAGAGTAAGATTTACCTATGAATCGTTGCCCGATTTTATTCGTGCTGGCGCATATTCCTATAACAGAAACACATTAGAATTTGATAATGGATCAAGAATCAAAGCAACCACTACAACAGAAAACACTGGTAGAGGTATGTCATTGTCTGTAATATATTGCGATGAGTTTGCATTTGTGCAACCACCTTCCAAAGCAAGTGAATTTTGGACTTCGTTAGCACCAACACTGGCTACTGGTGGTAAATGTATTATCACATCTACGCCAAACTCGGATGAAGATCAATTTGCTTTAATTTGGAAAGAAGCAAACAAAAAATTAGATGAGTATGGCAATGAATTGCCCATAGGGAGAAACGGATTTGCGGCTTTTCAAGCATCATGGAGAGAACATCCGGATCGAACAGAAAAATGGGCAAAAGAAGAACGTGCAAGAATAGGTGAAGAAAGATTTAGACGTGAACACGACTGCGAATTTCTGATCTATGACGAAACGCTGATCAAAGCAACCAAATTAGTTGACCTAGAAGGGGTAGAACCTACAGAAAGACATGGACATGTACGTTGGTACAAAAAAGTACAAAAAGGCAAAGCATATATTTTTGCTCTAGATCCTTCTTTAGGCACAGGAGGTGATTATGCCGCAATACAACTGTATGAACTGCCAACAATGACACAGGTTGCTGAATGGCAACACAATAACACGCCTATTCAGGGGCAAGTAAGAATACTGAAAACAATGATTGAAGAAGTTGCCGATAGTCTCAAAGAGCAAGGTATTGTGCAACCGGAAATATATTACTCAATAGAAAACAACACCATAGGAGAAGCAGGACTGGTTGCTATCAGTGATATAGGAGAAGAAAACATTTCTGGACAGTTGCTTTCAGAAGCAGTGAAAAAAGGACATGTAAGAAGATTCAGAAAAGGTTACAATACCACACACAATTCCAAAATGAGTGCCTGTGCTAAGTTCAAACAGATGGTTGAAAATGATAGCATGGTAATAAAATCCAAAAATTTAGTGTCAGAACTTAAAAATTTTGTGGCATCTGGGAACAGTTTTAAAGCAAAACCAGGCGAACATGACGATTTGGTGATGAGCACACTTTTAGCAGTGCGTATGGCATCTACAATCAGTGCATGGGATCAAAAACTATTCGAAAGATTGCGAGATTCCGAAGAAGAACTGATAATGCCTATGCCTATTATAATGTCATAAATATAAGCAAATTACAAGGGGAATAAAATTATGGGCGTAACATTTATAAGTGACGAAGTTGCTACTGATGATAATGGTATAACAGCCGCAGCCGCCGTCGGTAACAATGCCGCATTCACTTTAGGTGGTGCACTTGCGAGTGGTGGTACTGTAACATTTGCTTCAGCCAGAAAAGTAGAAGTAACAGCAGGAGGCGATGATCGGGCAATTGCATATGATATTACTGGCACTGACCTAAGAGGCAATGTTCAAACTGAAAGATTAACTGGTGGCAATAGTGCGGCCACAGTGACTACTGCTTTTTTTAAAACCGTTACTGCAATAACAGCAGTGGGTGACCCTGCAGGCAATCCAATTGCAGGTACAGAAGCTGCCGGAAATATCGCTGATGTGGTGCTTACTACTGACTGTAGACTAAAAGGATTTTCTATTGTGTCAGGAGGTACTGCTGGTGTAGTTGAATTCCGCAAAGGCAGTGAAACTGGAACAATATTATTCAAAGCCAGAACACTTGGCACTGACAACACAACTGTTGATCACACAATACCAGGAGATGGAGTATTATTTGAAGGTGGCTGTTACGTGACTTATACTGTAGCTACTATTGACATGATGACTTTTTACTTCAATTAATTATGGATCTCAACGCAGTAGCACAGGACTTATTTGACGAATTAAAGAGTCGTTACAGCGAACTAACGTTGGGTGACGATACAGCACAGACAACAATCGATCCACAAAGTGCAAGATTTTTTAAGTTTTCTTGGAACAATAATGCAGTCAGTATTTCATTAGATGAAGAAACTTTAAGACTTGTTTACAACAAAGATTTAACCAATTCTTTAGATGAAGATCAAGAACAAGACTGGTATAATTTTGCAAGAACTATGCGAGAATTTGCAGTGACACATAATTTAGGATTTAAGCCACAAGACGTGGAAAAATTAGACTTAGAACAAGGGGACTTTGAATTCATGTCTCAAGTAAATACAGTACAGGAAAGCAACATGCACGGAACATCTAAAACATCTTACAACAAACTAGACAAAACTAAAATGATCATACGTCACTCGAAACAGGTAGACGAAGCAGTGCCTGGTGCTAGATCAAGAAATATTGATGTGATATTCATTGAAAATGCAGTAGGTGAAAGATTCCGTTTCCCATACAATTATCTACAAGGCGCAAGAGCCATGCAGATGCATGTAGCAAAAGGTGGTAATCCGTATGATGCAATAGGCGAATCTATTATCACAAAGGTGCATGAAATTGCACAATTGAGAAACTTAACCAAATATGCAGTATCCAAAGGCCTGCTAGATGAAAACACACAACCTTATATTGATGCCGCCCAGAAAAAGATAGCAGAAGCAAAGAAAACTTTACACCGATTACAAAAGGCTTCGACATATGAATCAGCTGCTGAAGAAGTAAAAATACAAAATGCTCTAGTAAGTGAAGAAGAAATAAATGATCTTAAGAAATTGTTCACAAAAGAAACTTTTGATGATTCAATTGTGGACGCATTTAGATTTTTACCAATTAATGAATTAAAATCATCGGACGATGACGAAATGGACAGAACTGACATAATGAAGGGCACTTCAACTGCATCTAGATATGCTCAATATGTAGAAAAATTTTTAAACAATCCTGAAAGCAGACTTATGCTTAAAAAAGACAGAGGCACAGACGAACTGCAAAATAGTTTAAGATCACAACAAAAAGATCTAGAAACAAAATTAGGTACTATCATGAGAGATATTGCTTCAAGATTTCTTTCAGCAAATCCAGAAGATGATGCTGTTGCAAACTTTGCATCTGACATGGAACAACAATTATCGATGAGTGGTGAACTTTTTTCGAAACCAAATCCTGAAATGAAACGATTAAAAGGCACAGCAATTCAACTAGCAAACATGTATTTGCAAGATATGAAAAAGATTAAGACAGATGATGATTATGCAGATCAAGTAAGAAAATCACCTGAAGACATCAAGGCATTTAAAAATATTAAAGGGCAAGAAATAGGCAAAGGCAAACTGGCAACACAATACAAGAGAAAATACAAAGACGAATCAGAACAGTTCGAAGCATGGATTGATGCAAAAGTGAGTGAGATGGATATAAATCTTGACGATGAAGAAGTAGAACGCTCACAATACGCCAATCCTTTTGCCAAATAAAAAATAATTCTTGACATTTAAAAGTTTCTGTATATAATACAGATTATAGTGATACACACTAGGCAACAAAGGAGGCTTACATTATGGCAACACTAGCAGAAATAAGAGCTAAATTGCAGGCTCAATCAGCAAAACCTTCAGGAGAAGGCGGCGGTGACAATGCAATATACCCACACTGGAACATTCCAGAAAATTCAGAAGCAATTTTAAGGTTCTTACCAGATAAGGATCCTAACAACACATTTTTCTGGGTGGAAAGAGCAATGATAAAATTGCCATTCAACTCAGTGAAGGGTGATGCTAATTCAGGTCCAGTACAGGTACAAGTGCCTTGTATGGAAATGTATGGCGATGCTTGTCCAATACTTGCTGAGGTCAGACAATGGTTCAAAGATAAATCATTAGAAGATCTTGGTAGAAAATATTGGAAAAAGCGTTCATATGTGTTCCAAGGATTTGTAGTGAATTCACCACTGCAAGAAGATGCACCAGCCAATCCAGTCAGAAGATTTATTATAGGTCCACAGATCTTTAATATTATTAAATCTGCACTGATGGATCCGGAGATGGAAGATCTGCCAACTGACTACACTAGAGGAGTTGACTTTAGAATCAACAAAACTACAAAAGGTGGTTATGCTGATTATTCAACTTCAAAATGGTCGAGAAAAACTTCTCCACTTACTGCTGAACAGAATCAAGCAATAGAAACAAATGGTTTACATACTATGGGTGACTTTTTACCTAAGAAACCTACAGAAGTAGAACTAAAAGTGATGGAGGAAATGTTTAGAGCATCAGTGGATGGCGAGCCTTACGACGCTAACAAGTATTCACAATACTTTAGGCCCGCTGGATTGAAAGCGCCTGCTACAGGAAGTGGTACAACTGCACAGACTGAAACTGCGCCAGTTGCTCCTACACCAACTGCAGAGCCAGCACAACCTCAAGCACAACCTCAAGCACAACCGCAAGTTGAAACAACTCCTGCTCCACAGCCTGAATCTACAGGTAACTCAAAAGCAGAGGACATACTTGCAATGATCCGTGCAAGACAACAAAAATAAATCAATTGGGGGTAGAAATACCCCCGTTGACACAACTTTGTATAGAACATATAATAATAGAGAGGTATAAAACATGGTCAAACCATTTGATGTAACAAAATTTAGAAAAAGTATTACTAAGTCAATTGATGGCTTAGGCATAGGATTTAATGATCCTACAGATTGGATATCTACAGGCAATCATGCATTGAACTATTTGATATCAGGAGATTTTTACAAAGGCATTCCACTAGGCAAAGTAACAGTATTTGCCGGCGAGTCAGGATCTGGCAAATCTTATATTTGTTCAGGTAATATCATAAGAGAAGCACAAGCACAAGGCATATTTGTTATCCTGGTAGATTCAGAAAATGCACTTGACGAAGCATGGCTCAAAGCAGTTGGTGTTGATACAGCAGGAGACAAACTGCTACGATTAGGAATGAGCATGATAGATGATGTTGCAAAAACAATATCCAACTTTGTTAAAGAATATAAAGCAGATTATGGTGATAAAGATCCAGAAGAAAGACCTAAAGTATTATTTGTACTAGATTCACTAGGTATGATGATGACTCCTACTGATGTAGATCAGTTTAACAAAGGAGACATGAAAGGTGATTTAGGTAGAAAGCCTAAAGCATTAACATCACTGGTTCGTAACACAGTTAACATGTTTGGTTCGTTGAACGTGGGCATGGTGGCAACCAATCATACATATGCGTCACAGGATATGTTCGATCCAGATGATAAAATATCAGGTGGGCAAGGATTTGTATATGCATCAAGCATAGTGGTTGCAATGAAAAAATTAAAACTAAAAGAAGACGAAGCAGGCAATAAAATTACTGATGTAAGAGGTATCCGAGCCGCTTGTAAGGTAATGAAGACAAGATTTGCTAAACCTTTTGAAGGAGTACAACTAAAGATTCCGTATGAAACAGGAATGGATCCGTATTCAGGACTTTTAGACTTGTTTGAGAAAAAAGGTCTAATTCAACAACAAGGAAATAGATTAAAATATATAACAGCAGAAGGCAAAGAAATATTAGACTTCAGAAAAGCCTGGGGCAAAGACAACTTAGAAATTGTTATGCAAGAGGTAAGTAATGAGATCACAAAGGGGCCAGTTGAACAAACTGTTGTAGAAGAAGATGGAGACGCAGATGCTAATTGATACTTGGAATTTACTTAAAGCATATGTACCTGCAAAGGACAAAGCCATTGTCGCTACAAGATTTGTAGATATTGCTATGGATAATGGCATACATGATGAAGAAATAAAAGAAATGATTGGCAATGATGATGAACTAGATGAAGCCATCCGTTATAATCTTGATCTTGAAGAAGACGATGAAGAAGAACTGTATGAAAGTTAATGAACTGGTTCTCTTTAGTATCACAAGATATTTCTAAAATACCTGAAGCAATTTTACATTTTGAATCTGAGTTAGATCAAGCATCTGCCGAGGTGAAATTGCATGGCAACATCGAAAGACAATCAGCATCAATGCCAGGAGTTGTTGAAGAACGTTTTAGACAACTACAAGAGGTTGAAGGTATCCTAAAACATTTGGAAATACAACATCGAAGATTAAGAACCAAACACTACAAAAAATATTTAGAAAACTACCAACGTGCATTAACATCACGTGATGCTGAAAAATATGCAGAAGGCGAAGATGAAGTCTGTGACTTTGAAGCCATCGTTAACGAATGGGCACTGTTGAGAAACAAATGGTTGGGTGTGATCAAAGCACTTGATCAAAAACAATGGCATCTCACAAACATTGTTAAACTAAGAGTCGCTGGCATGGAAGATGCCA